CTATTAGCGTTAAAATCTTTTATTAATTTATCGTTTACGGTGAAACTATTATCGTCACCATATAAAGCAGCCTGAACCCAATTCATAAAATCAGTATACTCAGGACACATATGGTTTTGCTTGCACATCTCAATGTATGCATACGCAAAATAAACGAAGAGAATCAACGTGTTGTCAACAACAGTATTTGAAGATCCACTAGGATTTCCCAACATTTTGATGAGCAGAAGCCCATCTTCCATAACAATTAAAGAATTGATAATGGCATAATAAACGTGGTGTAACCTAGTCCAGTTCTCTGGAGTTTGATCATCCTTACACAAGCACTTCCACCTAAAAACGCAAACAGCCCAAAGAGCTCTTCGCATAATCGTTGAATCAAAGCGACTACCATCTAAAGCAAAACCTTGTTTATTTTTTGCTAATGAGCGGAACAATATATCCCACCCCTGGTTGAATTTTGACATTCCAACCTTAGACCAAGTCTTCCCTTGTGATGCATAGAATTTATTATTCATATCTAAGCACAATCTGTTGCAAGCAACAGACTGCTCAATAGGTGAAGCAGTAAAAGTTCTGACATTATCCTCAGCCAATTTATCTACATGTCGTAGTTCAATCTTTTGACTGTTCGTCCATATCGGCATTATAACATCAGTAATTTGCGCGATATTATCCCAGTAATCATCTATCACTAGGGCAGAGTCTGATTTTAACATCTCAGTTTTATTCTGAAATTTCAAACTCCATGGATACCCACACGACGTGGTTTTATCCATCTGCTGTAGCACTATGTCTTTCTCCAAGACACTGGACTTACACATGAAAGGCCAAAAATGCCTTTCCATGTATGCAACAGCCAATTTCCAACTATTTTCATTAATTGGAGGGTCTTTAGTATCATATTTGGCAACAGACTTGTATGCCTGCTCCATTTTATGTGTGGACATTCTGTGTGTTATATTAGGAGTAAAATTAATCTCCTCACAAAATTGTTGAAATGATGTATTAACTAGTTCCGGTTTTTCTTTTTGGAACATGAAACGGTTGACGAATCCAATGTGCTTCAAGTTTCCATTTACACAATGTTTTTTAAACAGAGTGCTGGAATCTCTTGACGCCCAATTCTCACCAAATACTTCCCTATCTGGGAGGTATTTTAAATACCAATTTTTAAGTATTTGGCGGGAATCCGTCAACTCACTTATTTGTTTGAGTTCCTTAAACACGATAACAGATTATCTGTTACCGGTAAGAAACCGTTTCGAACATCATTATCGATACCAAAATTATGCGTACCGACCCACTTACCATCTGTATTAAATATTAAAGCGCCACAATCGCCATACTTAGATGGATTGGTATAATAAGC